GCAACAACTTTTAGAAAGTTTTTAAGGTTATTAAAAACCTTAACCACAGTACCATCAAAACCATTATTATTATAATATTCAATATAATCACTTAATGTCATACTAATAAATACAAAAAAAGGTGGAAAATTACTCCCACCTTAGTTTTTCTTTGGCCAAAGGAAATTATTTTTTGTTGTAATATTTCTCAATTACTTTTTTAACTGACTCCTGTACAGTTTGATTTTTAACTGCTTCTCTTTGTACCGCCGGTTGAGGGGCTGCCTGAGTAGTTTGTTGATTTCCTTTGTTTTTGCATCCACATCCCATAGTGAGTTGTTTTTAGAATGTTTATTTGATTATAAATATCTAACGAATACACAATTTGTAAAGTTTTTAGTATTTATAGAAGTATGAAAAAATTATTAACAGAGACACAATTAGTATCATATATTAAAAGATTATTAAAAGAGGAGGAAGAAGAAGTAAGAATTTCTCCAGAAGAATATAAAGACCTACTTAAAAAAGTTGCAGGTCAAGCTCAAGGTATATTAAAACTCCCAAGATTTAAAGGAAAAAAACTTGTTGTTACTGGGGGTCTTGATTTACAAAATGACAAAAGAATCACAGATCTTGGACCAATAAAAGTTGAAGGAAATCTTGATGTTTCATATACAAATATAAAATCATTAGATGATGTTGAAGTAACTGGGCACCCAAGATACTGGCAAACACCTTTTGAACGTGTGGTTGCCGCTAGAGAGCTCAGAAAAAAACTTAATGCACAAGATGAATTAAGAAAAGAAAACGCTTGGGATATAGATGACACCAATATAGAAGGAGAAATGGCAAATGCTGTTTTTACTTATGCAATGAATGAAGGATTACTTAGTGGTCTTGCTGAAGATGATAAAGAAAGAGCCGATGAACTTAAAATTCAAATATCTGATTTAGAAAACCAACAAGAAAATTTAAGTGCCGAGGAAGAAGATTATGATGAAATGTATGATCAAATCCAGGAACAAATAGATGAACTACAAGATGAGTGGGATGAAATTATGTCCGGAAAAGTTGATGTGTATGATCTTTTTTATGATGGGTATCATTATGAAATGAAACGATTTATTTCATTAGAAGAAGGTTTTGAATTTGCTGTTGGAACATACCAAATGGCTGACGACTCAATTGAACAGTATTATGGAGATATGGTTGACCAACCACAACACTATTTTAGTAATGATTTTATGGAAAATTATATTGATGGTGATCAGGTTGCTGAATATTTTGAAGATGGTATAAGAGAAAGTATATATGACGACCCAGAAAGTTATGGTGTATCAAAAGGATTAAGTAGATCACAAGAAGAAGAGATTGTAAAATTAGAAAATGAAATAAAAGGACTTGAACTTGAAAGACTTTTAATTGAAAGAGGAGCTAGAACACCACTTATTGAACTTGAAAATAGTGATATGAAAAATTATAAGTTCAAAGATTATATGGATAATTTCTTTTTAGTTCATTGGAGTACTGATAATGTTCACGGAACTGGAACCTGGGAAATATATCAAAATGGATCTCACACAAATCTTATAGATTACAACGATGATGAAGACGAAATACACGAAGACGGTAATGAATCAAGAAAAGACGAAATTGACGACGAAATAAGTGATTTAATGTCAGAGATAGAGAGTATCCAAGAAGACCCAGACGGAGAACCAAATGTAGATGAAATAGAAAACGCGGTTGATAATGAACTATACGACATTAGAAGAGATCCGGTTAGTCGTCTTAGAGATTATGGTTATGATCTTCAATATTTTATAGATAAAGGAGAAATGTTAGACGATTTAGTAAGGAATGCCGATTATGGTGAAGCACTTAATGGTTATGATGGGACTTACGATACTATTGAGATTAATGGCACCGACTACATTGTTATGAAAATTAATTAATCTTTACAGAGTTAGAAAATATGATTATTATTATGTCAAATGGGAAGAAAAAAGAAAATAGAATTTTTAATGAACACCGACTGGATGTTTGAAAAACCAATTGACAGAGAGCACAAAGAATACAAACTTTTATCGTACTTTCAAAAAATGGGTGAAAAATTGGATAATATGGAACTTTATCCGGGATTTATTGAATTATCACTACATCTAGCCAATGTCCAAACTTTACTTAAAGATCGTAAATTACTTTACACAAATAAAAGATTCTCATCGGTTGATGATGAATTGTTAGTTAAGGATCTTAAAATTAAAGATGTTCCAGAAATGTCAACTGAAGAATATCAAGAATTTCTTAAAATTTTAACTTATAGTGCACCAAGAATTTTTGAATATTTTGGAATTGCAAAATCAGTATGGGAAACAGTATTTGACAGTATCAATCTTAAAGTTAAAAAGAACACAAAAAATATTTTAGCGTCAAAAGGATTTTTTTATTATACAGTTGATGGTAAAATAAATGTCTGGGAATATGAAAAAAAACCGGCTGCTAAAAATTCACCGGAGAGTAAGGTATTTGTTAATCTAATATATTCTGAAAACAAGAAGGATTTGACTATACCAAAAATTATAGATACATTTAGTAAATGGAATGTTGAAGATAAAACAAAACTCCCAGTTATAGAAATGATTAGTAGAGGGGACTTCCCAATTGATGAAACACTTCTACCATTGTTTAAAAGAAAGTTAATTTCATATATAGATCAAAAACAAATTATAGAAAACTACAAAAAACAAAAAGAAGAATTAAAAGTGTGATTTATGGAAACAATTAAAATTGAAACAATCAAAGACTTAGTTAAAAAATATCCAAATGATATTGATTTAGGAAAAGAAATTAGAAAATTTTTAAACCAAATTAAAAAGAATAAAGTCAAAACACTAATTAATAAGTAATGGAACTTTTACCGGGAATGAGGAACGACTGTGAAGAAGGAAATATCAGTTGGTTTCCAGAAAGACAGAAAACATTAATTGATATTATTTCAGAAAGAAAACCAAAAAATTTAATCCAAATCGGATTTAATATGGGTCATTCAGCCCTTTTGATTTGTGATATAATTTCACAAATGAAAAATAATAATAACTATGGTGATGATCCTATATCAATTCACGTTTTTGATATTTGTGAACACGAATGTACAATTCCAAATTTTAATATTTTAGCCGAAGAAGCAAAAAAACAAAACATTTATTTAAATCTAATTCCTGGGTCATCACTTGAGACCGTTCCAAGGTTTATGATGTCAAATGATCTTCTTTTTGATTTTATTGAGATTGACGGTTGTCATACCTTCCAATGTTTAATTGAGGATGTTATGAATACAGTACCAAGATTAAAGGTTGGTGGTATTGTGTATATTGACGATTATATGTCAACAAAAGCACCAATACCGAGTGTTAATAAAGGTATTGATACGATAAATTGGGAAGGATTTAATACTTGGTATATTGATGGTGCATTCTGGGCTGAAAAAAAAGAGTCAAATATTACAAATGAAAAAATTATGAGCGAAAATTACGAACACGTAAATCACCCAAGTCATTATGGAGGTGAAACAAATCCTTACGAAGCAATTAAGGTGATAGATGCCTGGGATCTTGGGTTTAGTTTGGGGAATACTGTTAAGTATATTTCAAGAGCCGGAAAAAAAGGTAATGATAAAGAGCTACAAGATTTGAAAAAGGCTCTTTGGTATTTACAACACCATATAGAACAATTAGAAAATGAAATTAAGAGTTGATAATCACACTATCACCAACTTTAATATCGTATTTTTTTGCATCACCACCGGAAATTTCAAGAACTAAATCACCATCACCCTCATAGTGTTCACAATCATTAGATCTACAAGGAGGACAGTTCTCGTGAATTTTGGAAACCTTCATATTCTCTATAAAAATTATATCCAAGTTAGTGTTACAATTTTTCATCCAAAAAGAATGTGGTCCGGATTCCATAATGAATAACATACCATTAAATTCATCGTTGAATTTTTTTTCCATCATTCCGTTCTGAATGTCCTTTGGTGTTATTACGGTTATTACTTTAAATAGATTATTATTTATTATTACTTCATTCATATTTATAAATATAATACATATGGCAGAATTTAAAAGATCATCTGGAATAATTGTTAAACACAAAGATAAAGTTCTTTTGTGTAAAAGATCACCAAAAGATAGCTATGGTGGTGAGTGGTCAATTCCGGCTGGTGGTATAGAGGGAAATGAATCGCCATTTGATGCTGCGATTAGAGAGTTTAAAGAGGAGACAAATATTATACTACCAAAAAAACTTGATCTTGTTGGATTTATTAACAAATACAAAAAAGATGGATCAACAAAAAGAGGTATGATTTATGTTTATTTTCACGAAGCTGACCGGGAATATAAACCAAATTTGTTAAGAGCAAAGGATGGTCACGAACATACCGAATGTGGGTACTTCTCAAAAGAAGAACTACCAATTACAGAAAAAAATGATCAATTATTAAAAATATTGAAAAAAATATTAAAATAATTTGATTTTATACACATAAGTGTATATTTATAATACACAAAAACCTAAATCCACCTTCTTCTTATTAAAAAATGGTTTAGTATAAGACCCACAAAATTTGTAAAAAAATATTTGTGGGTTTTTTGTTTTATACAGATAATTTATATATCTTTGTTGTATGAGTAAACAAGGATTTAATATTAGAATATTTAGTGATAAGATGGGTAGTCTTGTCAATGAGACATTTATGGATCAGGTTCAGTTTAAATTGTTTTTGAAGATGGTTCACGGATGTTTGGAACTTGATAATGATCTAACATTCTTTAATGGTGATACTTTTTTGGTAAACATCCCAAGTAGAATCCTAAAAGATTGTGTTATTGTAACAAACACTGTTGAATTGACAATGACAGAACAAGTAAAAAGTAAAATTGAAGCGCTAGTAACGAAGTAATATGAAAAAACTATTTTTTATCTCTATGGTATTGTTTGGACTTTCTTCTTGTTATAAAGAAGATGTAAATCCACCAAACCCACCAGAACCAATTATTACAAACAACACACCAATTGATTCAGCATACACACTTGCCGGAGAAGTTTGGGTAATTACCGGTTATAGGGTTGGTGAGATTGGTAATCAAATCCCAACGAGTGACACACTTGTTTTTCTAACACAAAACCAGTATAGTTATAACGGAGTTGTATCACCGTACTCGTTTTATCCAACAGCGTCAGCATTTAATCTAACCCTTAATTTTACACCATATGGTAATATTAGTGGATCAGTTTATCAAGGTAATTTGAATCTTGGTGTGATTAATGGTCTTATGTTTACTGATATTACAATGGGATCTGGAAATGGAACTAATTATTATTTCTGGATGACAAGACAATAAGTTTCCTTGTTTATTAAAACAAGGTGGTGGAGTCGGACATAAATCGTGTCTAATCAAAAAAGGAGATCTTTTTAGGTCTCCTTTAAATTTTCTAAATATTTTTTAACGTTTGCTTTTGCCTTAAAAAGATTTGATTTTGATGTTCCAGGACTTAAACCATATTTTTTAGCAATTTCATCGTGAGTCATATCATCAAAATAATAAGCTCTGAACACATCTTGATATTTTGGACTTAAATTAGAAATCGCATCTTGAATATCCTTTTCACTAAACCTTCCCATAAATAAATCTTCGTAATCCTCTTCTCCGGTATCAAGTCTACCAAAATCTGCACTGGTTGTTTTAAATCTCCGATTTTCTTTTCTTAATTCATCTAAAATATTGTTTCTAACAATTTGAGCAACCCAACCATCAATATTCTCACCCCTAAATTGATCTAATTTATTGTAGGCTTTAATAAACCCATCCTGACAAAAATCTTGAGCTCTTTCACGATCACCATCTGAGTACTTCAAACATACTGATTTATATATTTTAGGAAATAAACGATTATATAACTCATTAAAATCAACATTTTCTTTTAATAAATTACCAATTTTTGATTCGTTAATGTTAATCCCAGAATTATTCCTTAAACCGGTCACAAAACTTCTAATACCGTTTGCAAAATTTTTTACTATTGGGATTCTTGAAAGAAGTAATTTATCAATCTTATCAAGAACTTTACCAATCCATTTTGATAATGTTTTTACAAGCCACCCAAGTAAAGGTAGTTTTGATGCACCACCAACAATTTTACCACCAACCATAAAAGGTTTTGCAATAAAATCTAAACCAGGAATAGCAGAAATCAAAGAAAGAAGTGCAAATGTTTTTCTACCCTGACTCCAGTAAGATATTGCATTTGCTGTATCTACAATTCCGGTAGGATCAAAGACACCAACAATATCCCCAAGTAAATTATACCAAGCTTCAGATAGCGGTTTTACTTTTTTACCGGCAGTTTCATTAATTAAAAAATTAATACTTGGTGTGTTATAACTTTTAAGTCGTGAATATTGACTCTCTGAGATAATAATTTTCATAATAATAAATACTTTGAAATATAAAAAAATAATACTATGTTTGCAATATGGAAAAAGTATTATATATAGTTAGAGGAATACCGGGATCAGGAAAATCAACATTTGCTAAAACTTTGGGTGGACAACACTACGAAGCTGATATGTTTTTTATTGACCCAATTTCTGGGGAATATAAGTTTGATGTTTCTAAAATTAAATTAGCACACGAATGGTGTCAAAACCGTGTGGAAGGAGGTATGATTTTAAATATGAATAAAATTGTTGTATCAAACACCTTCACACAGGAATGGGAGATGGAACCATATTTTGAATTAGCAAAAAAATATGGTTATACCGTTTTTACTGTTGTTGTTGAAAATAGACACGGAGGAACAAATACTCACGGAGTTCCGGAGGATAAATTAGAATTAATGCGTAATCGTTTTAATGTTAAGTTATGAGTTTTAAAAAAATACTGACTACTGGAAAAGTGTGGATTACATCCGATACTCACTTTGGACATAAAAATATTGTACGAGGAGTAACAAACTGGCGAACCCAAGATGGTGAGATACCGGTTGACTCAACAAGGGATTTTAACACCATAGAGGAAATGAACCAACGACTTGTTGATGGTATTAATAATTCTGTTGGTCAGGATGATACGTTAATTATGCTTGGGGATGTTTCATTTGGTGGGTTTGACAATATTGGACTTTTTCTTGATCGTCTGATCTGTAAAAACATTCATCTAATACTTGGGAACCACGACACACACATAGAAAATAACCGGGGCAATATCCAGGATAAATTTTTAAGTATCCAACACTACCTTGAAGTAAAAATTGAAGGAAAAGATTTCGTGTTATGTCATTACCCGCTCCAAAGTTGGCACGGATTAAATAAAGGTGTGATCCATCTTCACGGACACGTACACCTACCTGAAAACCGTAAATTTGGTTCCGGAAAAAAAATGGATGTCGGTGTTGATGGAAACGGAATGGATCCATACAGTATTTCAGACATTATTAAAATAATGGATAAAAGAGAAATTTATTCCGATATGGATGGTGATCACCATTTAGATGGTCTAATTGGGGTTGTGGGTTAATTCACAACCCCAATATATTTATTGTTATGGGAAAAATTATATTAACTGAAAAACAATTTAATTTACTAGCCAAGTCATTAATGAATGAAGCTGTTGGTGTTCCGGAAAAAATATTAGATTCTGGTAAAAAATTATATGAAATTGTAATTGATAAAATAAAAGAAATAAAACCTGGATCCAAAACAACAGAATTTTTTGTTGGTGACGCCAATCTTGAGGTTGCAAATGTTGTTTTTGACAAATTAAACATTACTGTTGAAGTTACTAAATTAGATGGATATACCGGACCAGCCCAAGTAGCATCAATGGGAATGGGAAATCATTTTAATTTTGATGAGGGAATAATGATGCAGGTAAATAAAAAAGATCAAACTGTTGATCTACATTTAAATTTTATTACTTCTGATAATTGGACAACCAATGATCTAATAAACGATCTTAAAAAAGATGAAATTCACACCATATCAATTTTATCACACGAATTGATGCATAAGTACAATAGACATAATATTCCATATGAATTAATGGGAAATACCGCTGACTATCAAGCATATGCTTCAAGTGGGTTAAATTTTGGTGTACCGGTACTTAATAATTTTATGATGTATAGTTATTTTATCCAAGTTATGGAAAACTTAGTAAGACCAACTGAAATTGCATCAAGAATGACACAAAAGGGTATAACCAGAGATCAATTTTACGATTTTATGGTTAATGATCCTACTTATGTTGAACTTAAAAAAATTAGAGAATTTTCATTTGAGTATTTAATATCACAATTAAAGAAAGAAATGGACGCTGTTGATGCACTTCTTAAATATGCCGGAGCTGAGATTGAAACGATGTCTGATCAGGAAAAAATTAAAGAGGTATTAAAACTTGTATACATTAACTTAACAAACTCTAAAAAGGAAATGTTTGATAAGTTTTTCTTTACCGCTGAAGAGATGGTATTTAATATGTTTGGTCCATTAGCTAGATTGATTGGTCAGGGAAAAGAAGCTTCTGAAGGAAAACAAAAAATTAGAAATAAATATCTAAAATATGTTATTAAATATAAGGATAGAGAAATTGATTTTTTTAAAGATGAGTGTGAAAAATTTAATTATGTTGCAACGAATCTTATGAAAAGAATCTCTAAAATATATTCATTAATCCCGGATGAAAAAGAACTAACAAATGAATCAATTCTTAACTGGGATCTTCACCAGGAATTAATGGAAAAGAAATACGGAAAACGAAAAATACAAACAGACTATATTGACGAACTTAAAAATATACAAACACCTAAGAATGGTTTGAATTTATTAGAAAAGGATTACACCAAGGATGAAGATAAAAAAGAACTACCAAGTGGTGGTAAAGTTACAATATCTGATCATAACTCAATTCCAGATGGAAGGTATTACTTTTGGAAAGACAGATCAGGTGGATACCAAGTAAGCAAGAGTCATCAAGCTAGAGATAATTCATATAGTATTGGTGAACGTACTCTAAAAAAGTATCTCGGAATCTAAAATTAATAACCACACCCTAAAGATCAATCTCAAATAACCGGAGGGATTTTTTGTTTCAGGTTATATTTATATATAAAACAAAACTATGAGCAAAGAAATGAGAGAATACATTGACAACTTTAAGAACGCTCTTACAGAAAGTTCAAAGAAAAAATTGAATACATCTGATGATAATGATTTATTTACCGCAGAATACGGAGGTGAGAAAATCAAAATTAAAGGAAAATTTTTAAAACAAGGTGAAGAAAAAAACTTACTTCAAAAACTTAAAAAGTTTAAATTAGGTTCAGGACATGAAGAAATGAAAGTTTCAAAAATTGACGATGATAATTTTGTTTTTCATTTAGTAACATATTATGGTGGCCCAACTCAAACGATATATTTTGAAAGAGTAAATTAAATCATTATCACTAACTAATACATATAGGTAGTTTTATTTCGTTTATACAACAAAAAAATTAAATCCTTTCTTTACGGAGGGATTTTTTGTTTTATTAAAAAATTTACATATCTTTGTAATATGAAATTTGAAATGACAATAGAAGACTTTAGACAAGGTAAACACAATAACTTCACAAAACTTGTGATCAAAGGTGTTAATTCTGTAATTGATGGTGAATATACCATCAAAAAAATGGCAAACTTTGGTAATGGTTTTTGGTTTTATACTAATGAAGCTCACAATGTAATCGGTTTTGAACCTATGACAAAAGGTCAATCAATTGGTGGTTGGGATGTTACATTCTTTAGAAATAGAACTGAGTTGAGAGTGACATACAAGTCAAACAAAAACTATATGGAAAAAAGAATCCAGGTTGATAAATTTTATTTTGAGTAATATGAATTTAATTGATTTTAGAGAATCCGAGAAGTTTTTATTATCTTTAAATGTTGGTGAGGGTTATAATGATATTGTTGTGACCAAAAAAACTAAAAAAAGGATACACCTATCAAATGGAAAAATTGTTACTATTAAAAATGGTGGTAATTTTTTATATTTAAGCTCAGCTAAAAATGGTATTAATCAAATTCTTAGAGATATTGAGGGGTTTTTAATTTATAAAATTCATTGTTAATATGAAAAAACCCTGTAAAGAATGTCCCCATTTTATCCGAAATCGTCATAATGATATGATTGTTGATTTTGGTAAAAGAACCGGTAAAAGACATAATTGTCATATGACCGAAGGTGTTAAGGATTTGTGGAATGTTAAAGATAAAAAATTGGAATGTTATGGAAGCAAAACAGACGGCAACAGATAAAAGTATGGAAAAACTTAAATCTTTTGTTGAAAGATTGAAAAAAATTGGAATTGATGTAAAACTATCAGGAAACTTTCCTTGGGTTTATATTGATGAGATCTGTGGTAAAAGAGTTACTGAAAAGTTTGCCGGAAACCACGGATTCACAATTATGTTTCTTCCTGGTAGAAATGATAGTCC